GGCCACGGCATCCTCGCCAACGGTCGGCGCATCAAGATCGCCAACAACGTCTTCGGCAACATGCAGAAAGTCTCGGGCGTCCTCGTCCGCATGCTGTCCAATTCCTTCGACCAGGGCATCTACCCCGACATCGTCGATATCCTCGGGAACACGTTCGACAACGTGAACATGCCCTCGTTCGGCTCGACTGTCGGCGGCATTGAGCCCGGTGCCATCGTCGTCGATGTCGTCGGCACGAACGGCACTGAGACCAATGCCTGCCAGCTGTTCAACCTTCACATCGAGGGCAACACGATCACGAACACCGCCGGCCCCGGCATCTACGCTTCGGGCGTCTGTGGCGGCCGCATCGCAACCAACACGATCTCGAACTGGGGGGCGTATCCGGGCAACCGGTTCGGCAGCTATGCCGGTCCCGCCAACGCCGCGATCTCGTTGGGCTACGGATCGACCTCGCTGAAGGTCGGGCCGAACACCTTCATCGGGACGAACGGCCCCTACGTCGCCGGCTTGACTGCGGCGACGCGAGCGTCCGTCGGATACCAGAACCAGCCGCAGACCTTTGCCGATACGGCCTACTGGGACGGCAACGGCAGCAAGAACTATTCGGCGTCGCAGGGGCAGACCAGCCTCTACATCCAGGCAGGAACGCCGGGGGCCTCTTACACCAACGCCCTGACAATCAGCCTGCCGCCCAACCCGAGCGACTACGACACGTTTGAGCTTCAGCCCGGATTTGGTCTCTCTGCCGGCAATTTGACTGTGACCTCACCCGATCATGGCTCCGTTGGGTCTACGACCAGCGCCACGGGCTTGACCGCGAACGTCACGGCTCGATGGCAGTACCTCGCGCTCTACAGCACCTGGTATCGGGTGAACTGACCATGCCTCGCATCCTCACAGCCATCGCGCTCCTGTGCGCTCTGGCCTCTCCCGCCATGGCCGCGCGTCACCGCCCGGTCTGCGTGGCCGTCGATGTCGAGGGCATCCCGGCCCGCATCTGCCCGCCGGCCCGGCAGCGCTGATGTCCTGTTTCATCCTCTCGCGCCTGCGGAAGATCGCGGGCCGATGCCGGCGCGGGTGCGAAATGCTCCGAGCCATCCAAGCCCAACTCAACCGAATGGAGATCCTGATGTCCGATATCCTCGCCAAGCTCGACGCCCTCAAGGCCCAGGCCGACGCCTACACCACGGAGCAGGGCAACAAGCTCGCGGCTGCCGTCGCCGCTGCTCGCAAGGCTCAGCAGGCCGAAGACGCCGAGAGCGCCAAGGCCGAAATGACCGCTGCCCTCGCCAAGATCGATGAGATCAGCAAGGGGCTGGTCGAGTTCTCGCCCAGCTCAAACTGAGGCCAACAAGGAGCGCCGTCATTTTTGGCGACGCTCCTCGGCATCCAAGGCCATCCCGGCGAGACGCCGGATAGCTGCCGACAAATTTGGAACTGGTCGTTGCTGAGCCCGCCATTCCTCGACCCGGTCAAGCCAAGATCGCGGGGCCACGATCTGCACTCGCTCAGTTTTGCTGCTCTCGTCCAGCTTCGGTCGCATCGGCTCTTTCGTGCTGCGCTTCTCAAACTGGATCATTACGGCCGCCTTGCGTATCTTGCCAATGGTGTGTAATTTACACGCTATTGGTATCTTACGCAATGAGCAGGCCTATGCCGCGGAAAATCAAACCCCTTGATGGAGCGCGCTTCGGGGAATGGCTCGTCATTGGCGAGGGGGAGATGCAAGTCGGGAAGGCCCGCAATCGTACACTCAGATGCCAGTGTAGTTGTGGTTCCGTCAAAGATATTCAGGCAGGGCGCCTCAAGCTTGGAAATTCTAAATCCTGTGGGTGCAAAAGCGCTCAGTATGTTTCGGAAGCGTTTACAAGGCACGGATTGACAGGCTCTCCACCATACGAGGCAATCCGGCATGCCCGGGCTAGATGCTTCAATCCCAAAGATCGAGCTTATGCCAATTATGGAGGCCGGGGCATAACTGTCTGTCCTGAATGGCTTGGAGATGATGGCGCCGTAAGATTTGTGGAATGGTCACTGGCGAATGGATACGCCAAGGGCCTTACGCTTGATAGGATAAATAACGACATGGGCTATAGCCCAAACAATTGTAGATGGGTCACATATCAGAAAAATTTGAATAATCGCCGCAATACTGTCTACGTCGAATATAGAGGCGAGAGGCTGCCACTTAGTGAATGCTGGCAGCGATATGGTGGAAATATGCCATACTCAAGGCTCTATTCAAGGTATCGCAGTGGCGTGCCGATAGATAAGGCTCTTAGATAATAAAATGCAGACCTCAAGACCTGGCATACTCTTCATTGCATGCAGAGAGGCCTTAGTCCTGACTGCTTATGCCGATGGGCCGCACCCATCGATAGGGTTCGGGAGTAACAGTCCAAAATTGAAGGTCGGTGACAAAATCACAGGCAAGGCGGCCTTTGACCTCCTGAAAATCGATATCGCCAAGCGTGAGCCTGCCCTGAACAAGGCGCTCACTGTGCCGGTGACACAACCGCAGTGGGATGCGTGCATGTCGCTCCACTACAATACCGGCGGTCGCTACGTCTGGGATGTGGTGAAGTTGATTAACGCTGGCGACATTGACGGCGCCGCGAAGCTGTTCCCCGAATGCGACCGCAATCTCGCTGGCGAGAAGATCGTGGGGCTGCATAAACGGCGGCTCCTAGAGCAAGCCATCTTTGTTTCCGGGGAATACGGATCACTTGATCCGATCCCTTACTGGCCTGGCGACCCGCGGACCACGCGAATGCAGCAATATCATCTGCAGGAAGGCGACCTTGATGCCTGAGCACGACAAGCATGAGGAGATGGACGGCTGCACCTGCGGCCACACTATCCCCGAGCACGAGGCGACGCCCGACGATGAGCTGCCGCCTGCAACCGGCGGTGTCGAGAAGCCCAGCCGCCGTCCGACCAAGACCGCCGTGAAGGGAGACGCCTGATGCCGTTTCTCCCGTGGCTGGTTGACGTGCCCAAGGCGGCCGGGCTGAAGTGCGCTCCCGTAGACGGCTGGCAGACCCGCGGCCATGGCCCGATGGGAGAGGTAAAGGGCGTTCTCCTTCACCACACGGCTGGCGGCCTGGGCGGCAACATGCCCTCGCTCGGCGTTATCACGAAAGGCCGTCCCGATCTGGCCGGGCCGTTGGCGAACTACGGTCTTGGCCGTGACGGAACGGTCTACTGCGTTTCTGGGGGGCGTGCGTTCCATGCCGGGAAAGGCTCTTGGCACGGCGTCACGAACGGCAATTCTGAACTCATCGGCATCGAGGCTGAGAACACCGGCCTCGGGGAGGCTTGGAGCGAAGCCCAAATGGACGCCTACGTGCGTCTTGTCGCGGCACTCCTCAAGCAGGCCGGTGCCGATCCCATCATGGCCGTGGCCCATCGCGAATGGGCGCTGCCGAAGGGGCGCAAGATCGATCCGACCGGCATCGACATGGATGCCTTCCGGCTGAAGGTCGCTGGTGTGATGAACGGCGGCATTGTCCGCCCGCTCATCCCGGCGAAGGATGCGCAGTCCCGTCCGACCCTGCGCCGAGGCGCCAAGGGAGCCGCTGTAGCAGCCCTGCAGGCGGCGATCGGGGTGAAGGCGTCGGGAATGTTCGACGCCATCACGGAAGCGGCTCTCAGGGCGTTCCAGCGCGCTCATGGCCTTGTTCCCGACGGGGTGCTTGGCCCTGCGTCGTACTCGGCATTAGATCTCCTGCATGGCGATGCAGGTTGATGTGGCACGAACGGCAAAGGGTCACGAGGTCATCCATGGTACTGGTTGTGTCCCTCTCATACCGACCGTGCTTGATCTTGTGATGGACGACGACTTTGTTAGACGACCCACAATCCCGGCACTTGTAATCGTCGCGTGCTAGAACTGCATCATGCAGGCCGTTGAAGCGCGCGTTTGTGCTGTAAACCCTAACGGTTTCCAAATTCTTGGATTTCCATTTGGAGACGCGAGCAAGAATGTGCTCTTTACGCCTTATGTAGTGCTGATGAACGGCTTCTTTCTTATATCTTGCGGCGCATTCAGCGCATCTGCCGCTCTTTTTAGCAGGAGTGCCGCATTCGCAGATCAACTTGCTGGGGCTCATGTTCGCAAGCTTACCGCAGCAAGACCGCCCACATGTCTTCCTGTTTCGCTTTACGCCTTCGAACTCTTTATCACACACGACGCAGATGAAGCGGTGCATCATCACCAGATCCTTTCATCATTATCAAAGACTACACAGCCCTCCAAGGCGGCAGGCCGTAACTGATCGCGGCGCAGGCCCAGCCAATGTACGGAGGGGCGCCTTTGGTCTTCCAAATACGGATCTGGTTCTCGCCGCATCCGAGTTGCCGGGCACACTCGTTGCCCGACCAGTTGCGGGTCGCCTTCATGTTGGCGACCCAGGCGGTGAAATCAGCGGCACTCATCAGGCTCAAGGGTTCCATGACTCTTGCGCCTTCTATAGCAGCCAATCGGTAAAGCCGGCGTGGCTCGCAGCGCTTCGAAGGGCGCCCGTCTTTGGGCTGCGTGCTTTTTCTGATTGCTTCGTTGTTCAAGATTTATGAACCGCAGGTGCGGGCATCGGACGCCACGCGATCGGCTTTTGGTTGCCTTCGTTGATTGATATGGCCGGGTAGTTTTGAGCGCTTGTCCCCGCCCACCACCACGTTCCGCCATCGGCG